CTGCACAGCAAATTACTATCAACAATAGTACACACGTCATAGGACACTCTAACTCTGGAGTTACTGCAGGTACTTATGGAAGTGCAAGTGTAATACCTAAGATTACTGTGAATGCACAAGGACATGTTACTGGAGTTACTGGAGTTACACCAGAAAGACCTTTTGTATTATCAGGAGATCCATCTGTTGTATTACCTACAGGTATACCTGTACTTCCTGTAGTAGTAAACACAGGTGGAGCAATAGCGCCAGGTGGAATAGTTAGTGTTAAACCTACACAATTGGTTCCTGCTACTGGAGATGTAACTGTTACACCAGTAGCGGCTACACTTACAGAACCTGCTAAAATAGTAGTAGCTAATACAGTTATTAACGACTTGGCAGGAACATACGGTTCACTTACTACGTTTCCTAAGATAGAAGTTAATAGAGTAGGTAAGGTAATAGCTGCAGAGTCTATTGCTCTTCCTGCGGGTAACGTGAATCAAACAGAAGTATACTTTATAGAACCTAGAGAATATAGTAATGCAGGTGGTACTTTAGAAACTGCTACTATAACTTTACCATTTACTCCTCTTTATCCAGATGATGCTAATATAGAAGGAGGACTTGTGCATTTAGATATAGAAGTTATGATAACAATAAAGAACACAGTAGCACTACCAGCATTAAGAAGTGTAGATATTACTATAGGTGGAGCTAGTTTATTTTTTGTTTCAGTTGCTAGTGGAGTAAATCCTGCTTCTGGACTTCCTTATATAGTTGGGAAAACTTCAGTTACACAAGATATTAATACTTCTACTTTGTTTTATCTTAACGGACGTTCTGTAGCTATTACTAATATGAGTGATATTAAAGAAACTTTAAAAGGTAATGCTCGTGAAATTGAAAGTTTAGATTTAAGTGTCAGTGCACAACTTTGGTGTGATGTTTCTTTAGTAGTTAAAAAACATATTCTTCCTGGTGGTAGAGTAATTCGTCAAGTATAATGGACTTAGTAAATATAGCACAAGGTTGGTTTAACTACGCTACGTCTTCTAACAAAGAACTAGTAAAAGAAAGATTAGCTATATGTGACACTTGTCCTTTTAAGCAGCAACTGACTACATTAGGTAAACTAGTAGTAACTACCGTCAACCAACAAGGAAATGTTTTTAAGTGTGAAGTCTGTGGTTGTCCTTTGGCAGCAAAGACTACTAATAAAAAAGAAGAATGTCCTAAAGGAAAATGGAAAAAAGTTGAGGAAGAAAGTTTTTATTAGTACCTTTAACTCCTAAATTTAGAAACATGTATCAAGAAATTAAACAAGAACTAGCTTGGTTACAAGAACAAGCAGAATCAGTAGGCCTTCACTGGGAACAAACTTATAGTGATGCTTATGCAGCAGTGTACAATCCTAACACTTCAAGAAAGACTCAAGAAGAAGTAACTAAAGAGATTGAAGACTTAATAGCACCTCAAATTGAAGCAGCTGGTGGTCACTACGAACACGTAGTAACAGAAGAAGATTTAACCACTAATCCTGTCTTAGAAGAAATGGGTGTAACTGAAGGAGAGACTATTGAAATCCCTACAACAGACACTATAGTATTACCTACGTTACCAGAAGATCCGATTGAAGCAGATCAAAGCTAGTAGACGCAAATTCTAAAAAAAAAGCCACAACATTTCTGCTGTGGCTTTTTCTATTAAACGACTATGTAGTCTTTCTCTGTAGGTTTGGATAATAACTCCATATCTTCTGTAATTTTACTTTCATAACAAGTCTCATAAATCATATCTTCTAAGTACTTCTTAGCTTCTTTAGACTTGTTAAAAGCAAGAAGAATATAGTCTGACAATGATACGTCTGATACTTTCTTCCCCCCAATTTTTCCTTTCCACAGTAAACCACTGTGAGTGTAAATAATGTCTTTAGCCTTCTGACTAAACTCTGAATACCTACCTTCTTTATAGAGTTCATACTCTTCTAGGAAATGCTCAGGAATATCTACGTGTATGTAGTAAGTACCTTTGTCATTTTCCCAGTTAATTAAAGAACGTGTAATCTCAGGACACCATTCCACATTCTGCACTTCTACTATAAGCTCACCCGATGAGCCTAAGAAACAGTTGAGATAATTAGTATCTCCTCCGAAAGTAGTCATATTCATACCTGCTAAAGGAAGTAGAAAATAGGTACTTAAGTTGTACGTATCTAATACTTTTCTAATGGCTGTAATTGTAGGATGTTCTCTCATAGCTGTTAATAAAACAGATCTGTTTCCAAGTCGTTTTTGTTTAATGTCTGTATTTTCCATAAGGAGTTTTTATCTTCGTAATCTATAAAGTTGACAGCATTATAAGTCTCTTTTAAGATAACTTCTCCGTAGTATGGACCAAAGTGTTTTTGGTATGCAGTCTGTACACATGGACATAATACTTCAGTATCATGTGTACATTCTTGCAACAGTTTCTTAGCTTTTACTTCTCCTGTCCCAGGTATGCCTAGTATGTTGTCTGCAGAGTCACCACAAAGTATAAGAAACTTACTCATCAACGTAGCATTTACTACGTCTACTTCTGTAAAGTTGGAGTTCTTATAATCATAGTGAAGTCCTGGTATTTGTTTCATGTCCTTATCAGGACTGCAGATAACTACTTCAGTTTCTTCTTTAGGAAATTTAGCTATCATAGCTACTATATCATCTGCTTCGTAGTCAGGTATACTAAAGAAACCATAAGACTCTTTTAAGAAATCTATAATAAAACTTTCCCACTCTACCATCCACTCTGGTTTTTCTGGTCTCTTGCCTTTATAAGGCGCCATCTTATAGTCTGTATAACGACTGGACTTTCCTTCACTGAATACACCTATGTAACCAGTGGAGTTAGTAGTACTAAGAATAGATTTTAAAAGACTGTCACACTTTACCTGCACCACTTCTTTTATACCAAAGTCATCTTTCTTATTATCTTTTACTGCCCAGCCTATTATCCAGACCATAGAGTCCGCATCTATTACGCTAATTCTTTGCATCTTGTTTGATTTGGTTGTAAAATTCTTTTAACTCTATTTGTAGAACTGCTCCGTTCTTCTTTTCTATTACTACGTAGTTATAGAATTGAGGTGCATGCTTTACATCTAAGACAGCATACTCTGCTTCAGTACGTATTACTGTTCCTGCACGTTTAGACTGTCTATGAAGTATTACATTAATCTGAGAGTCTTTAGGCATAGCTTCTAAAACTTTAAGATAGTTTAAAGTAATAGTAGACTTACACTGGAAATTCCATGGTAGTCTTCCATTGATAAACTCGTCTTTGTTCATTAAGTCTACACCTGAATCATCTCTTCTTTTACTCTCACTTCTTGATGTAACTACGTGCTCATAGCCTATAACCCTAAGGTTTTTAGCACATTCTCTTTCCCATACATGCCCTGCTGTTCTATTTCTTTTTCCGTTCATAAGAATAAAGGTAGGAAAGTTTTGATACTCTCCTACCTTTTTTAATGTTTAAGAATTTAACGTAGTGAAATCTTCTTTCACTTCTTGGATCTCTGCTGTCTTCTCGTCTTGTGCTTGAAGGAGTGCTTGAAGCTCTTGTTGAAACTCTGCATCTTTCAACTGACTATACGTAGAAGAATGATAGATATACTTGTTTACGCCTGCAAAAGAAGAGTGAACAAAGTAACTTTTACAAGTTACTGCACCATCTCCTTGCATACTAACACTGTGAATGTCAGCAGGATCAACAAAGATATTATGTGTAACTGTTCCTTCGTGTTGATAGTTCTTAATGTAAGAAAGACCGCCAAAGTGAAGACCAGGGCCCATAGGCGCACCTACTTGACTCCACTTAGGTAAATAGTGTCTTTCACCTACGCGAATACGATGACCTAGTTTATCACCACAATAGAATGCATCACCACCATCGCCCATGATAGCAGGTTTAAAAACTAAATCTTCTACAAACTCTGGTTTGTTATAAGTAATAACACCAGTATCTTCATCTACTTCAGGAGTATAACGACTTACCGTTTTCTTGTTACCATCTGCATCTAAAATAAACTTGTCTGTCACTTCTTCGGAAACTTTATATCCTACGATTAAACCTTCTTGCGTAATAGCAACTTGATTAGTTGTAGCTCTTTTAATAGCAGACTCCTCAGATAAACCATGCTTAGTCATTAACTCTGTAACCTTAGCTCTATTAACATAAGGAGCATTAATAAACCACGCAAAAGATTCACCTCTTTGAAGAGTATACTCTGGTCTTCCTTCTGATGGACGAAGATAACGTACCCAACACTTAATTAAAGGAAGTGTATCTATTCCTTTCTCTACTACTTCCACTAACTTAGTTGCAAAACTAGTAGGTAATGGCATAGACTTAAGAATACGATCATTCCACTTCAAATAGAAAGTGTTTGTATCCTTATTTACGTGAATGTACGGACTAGCAGTTTCTACAAGTTCTTTGTAGCTTTCTTCTAGTAATGGTTTAAACTCAGCTACTATTAGCTTTAAGTCTTCCATTGTTGCTGCCTTACTAGCAGCATTTTCTAATTCTTTCATAGAAGAATACTTTTCTTCTGTAAAAGTTACGGAGAACTGTTCTCCATTGACGAAACCTATTATCTGGTCGTCAAGTCTGTTTACTGTAATCATACTGTATTATTTTAGACTGTTAAATTACTCCTTTTTGTGAACAATACCAACGAAGTTCTGCTTCAAATTCTGGTGAAAGTCCGCTATCTCTTGTTAGTGCATACATATTGTTTAGAAACAAAGAGATAGAAGAACTCCACTCGATTAACTCTAAGAACTCTTTATACAACTCGTAGTCAATTACGCAAGCTTCGGTTACCGAATCCGTACCGAATAGTTGTTTAGCAACCTCAGCAATAGCTTCATTTGTAGCACCATTAGTTACAAAAGTTTGAAAACTTTCGACCTTATCTACGTGAGAAATCATCGAATTATAACCACTAGAAACTTCCGCACTTGTCTTACCAAAGAACTCCACATCTCTATAATTCTCCCTTACGTAGTTAGTAAACTTTACGTAACTTGCTTGCTTCTCTGGAGCTATTTCAAAGTTTTTCAAGAAGGTAAGTTCTTGTATTTTCTCTTTAATCTTTCTGGCTGTATTCCACTTTATTAGTTTGTTACTCATGCTTATTTTGCCTTTTTTGAACGTGTAAAAGAATTTCGTAATGTGAGAGAAATCCTTGTAAAGTTTAGTAGTAGGTTCAGCTACTTTAATAAGTTTTACTTGGTTACCACAGAAGAAGTGATGACAATACTTTCTGTAATATTCCCAAACATCGTAGACATGTCCTGTTGAGTCTGCAAGAGTACCTTGTGTCCAGTAATCAGGTGCTTCCCTAGTTAGTAAAGCAGCCAACTCTATAAGAGGTTTATCTTTATCAGAACCATAGTAAATCTCTTCATCATCCCACTTGTCTATATCTTTTACTGGAATCTCCATTTTCTGATACGTATAAAAACCATTAACTTGTATTCTAGGAGTATTTACTATTACTTTACCTTGTAACTTTCTACGCTCTTCATTAGACATACTACTTTCTGCTCTTTGTTCTTCATCTTCTTCTTCCTCTACAGTGTCTAAGTCTGAACCATTAAAATCTTCAGGCACAACTATATCATCATACATTATCACTTCTTTACTCTGCAAAAATAGTTGCGTAAGTAAAGCTTTTTGCTCTTCATGCTTGTCTTTAATGTGTGGCTCCATAGTCTCTGGATACTTCTGTTCTAGATTAGGCTGAAGCAAAATAAAGGGCCCATCGTGACAAAATACAAGATACCTGTCTTTTCTATTACTAGCGTTTCCTTCTGTATAGTAGATAGGCAAGTGAACTTTATCACTAGTTTCTCTTACTATCTGATCAACTACTTTATTCTTTTTAGTGTACGTGTTACGAGATACTTCTCTTAATCCTGAATACGTATGCCAACCAAAAGAGTAAGTAAACATATTCTTATAACTAAACTCAATCTCTTTTAAACTTACTATATTAGCAAGTCTAGTAAGAGTTGGATTAGAACTGTTATAAGAAGATGAAATACTTTTACAAAGTCTCAACCATTTTACAAAGTCTTCTTCTTTTAACTCTTCATTTAAGATAGAAGTAGCTATGTCTTTACAGTCTTTAAATCTTTGTAAGACTGTTTCTTTGGTAGTGTCACTCCAGATTAATTCTTCACGTGAAGGAGTAGTTTCTACTTCTTCTGCGTTCACTTTAATACCTATATTGCCATACAAAGGAACTAGCTCTAACTCCTCAAAGTTGATGTAGCCATAGTTTACTTTGTTGATAACAACATGCGGTTTAGAGTAGAAGTTATTATCACTAATAATCAACTTCTCATTCTCAAACAAGACTTTAGAACCTACACTGATAGACTGCACATTATCTCTTTCTATCACACGTAGTTTAATACAGTCAAAGTAAGTCATTTGAGACTGGATAGCCTGAATGTACTGTTCTTTGTGATGTTTCTTAGCTTCTATAGTAATAGTCAAGCCATTTTTCTTGTGTGTCTTATTAGCGTAGTAAATAGAACCGTCAGAGAACTGAAACTCTTTATTCTCTACGTTGTTTTCTAAATCAAACTTAGGAATGCAAGACTCTACTTTAGATGAATAGACATTAAACTTAAATAAGTATCCGTTGTAACAACTTTCTATAGTATAAAAAGGGCCCACTGAAAGCGGACTCTTATTACCAAGTCCAAACTTACCAATAGGCTTCTTACTTAATCTCTTAGTAGAACTACCTAGTTGAAAATACTTCTCTAGTCTTCTTCCACCTAGTCCAACACCATAGTCTGTAATAACTATTTTATCTTTCTCTACTCCTTCTCCTACGTAGTATTCTATGTAAATTGTAGAGTCTGTAGATAAGTGGTCTAAGTTGTAATACTCTGGATTAAACTTACTGTCTGCGTATAAGTCACCTTCTCTTTGTTCGTAGAAATCTTCTACCTTAGCTTTGTTAGATAATATTAACTTTGCTTCTTCTCTTTCAGTCACACTATCTATACCATTGCAGAGTAATTCTCTGATAGTAGATGAAATAGGATGCTTGTACTGAAACTTTTGCAGTACGTCTAGCATTAGGTCGAAAGACCCTGCATCTATCTGCTTTTTCATTCCTCCTTCTATGGAGTTTGCCGATTGGTTTAAGATGGCCATATAGTGACTTCGTTTATAAATTCATTGTACTCAAACTGTACTCTATGTTTTAGAGACGTTTGTATTATTACCTGTGGTGTGCTTTTAGTTGCAGTGTCTACCGACAATACTTCTACACGTGCATACTCTAAACGTGGCTCCTGTTTATAAGGAGTAAATGGGTACTCTACTATCTTGTATAAATAGAGTTGCTCTAATTCTTTTTCTGTTAGCATAAAAGTTTATTAAGTAGGTGAATAAAAGCATCTGGACCAAAAGCTTTTCTATAATCAGAAGGATCTTTTTGTCCTGTAATCTTAGGAATGATTCTGTCTTTGAAAGGATACTTATGAGCTGAAGTTTTATCATCATTGTCAAACAGTGTAAACACTTCTTCATAGACTTCACTACATTTTTGTATTACGTGTTGTGGTAATACTATGTTCTCTCCTCTCACTGCCAAAACATCTACACCTAATTGATCTTGTACTTCTGCTATAGTCATTAAATCCTTGTAAGCTTTAGTAATGACTAACTTCTTATATTTCTTTAACTGTATTGCACCAGGGACACAACTCTCATCCCAATCAGTAGTAAACTTATACTTTTTATTATCCGAATAAGGAGTATAAAGTTGGTACTTGTCTTTTACTTGATAAGAATAAGTCTGCATTCCTCTAAAAGGAACTTTCTGTTGTTTCGTAAGCCAATAAAAATCTACTGCTTTACACTGGTATCTTTCTAAAGTAGGAAGAGTAACACCAAATGTTTGCCAATAAGCTAAATCTTTAAGACTAAAAGGTCTACTACGTATAGTAATATAAGAAGGGTCTTTCTCTTTGACTTGTTTTAAGGGGATACTACGTGTCGTAGCAAAACCTGGTACAAGTCCTGAATCTGCAGCTACTTTATAAATAGCTTCATCTCTGTTTGTTACTTCTGTAAAGATGATTTGTACAAGGTCGAAAATGTCTCCAAAGTTCTTTCCTTTATACGCTGCATCTTTCCACATTAACTCTGTAAGATGAAAAGAAGTTCTAAGCTTTCTTCTGTAGACTCCAAATGAAGAGTTGACGTCTCCTTCTCTAATTGGAGAAGAGTAGCCTTCATTAATAACGAACTCAAACCCTAAGTAAAAAGAATAGAGCGAGTACTCATCGACTCGCTCTAATACTTCTATTTCAGTAATCATTCTTTACCTAAACATGTCCTCTCCTGTCTTCATATCTTCCTTCTTATCACCACTAGTGTTTATGATAGCTTCTCCGCTATCTAAACCATTAGCTTTCTCATAAGTAGAAAAAGTCAACTTAGTAGCTTCGATTGGAATACTACCTAACTCTACTACAGGTTGCGTAGCAAGATACTTTCTTCTAAACGCTGGATAATGTTTTGCTTTACTTTGACGTACACATAATACACGTAAAGTAACAGGAGGTAATTCTTTAGCAACTCTGTCTTGAGGAGATAAGTAACCATCTAAAGCTTCAGAATACTTGTCTACTAAACCTTTACAAAAAGCTTTTAAAGTAGATGCTGAATTCTTGTTTGCAGCATAGTCTTCTTTAGTAGTGATACCAATTGAAGTCCATACGTCACCACTAGTAGGTAAATCTTTACCACTTCTGTAACATAGAGCAAAACTGTGTATCAAGTTACGTAACTCTGTAATCTGATCACTTGATGCTTTGTTAATCTCATCTGCTGTCAATGTTTTACCTAACATCTCATTTACAGCTTTGATTGGTTCTAGTTCCCACACTTTGATAGAGTTTCCTCCACCACTGCCTGTGTCAACTAAACCATTCTCGGTATTCTCAGCAAATGGGTCGTCATCTACGCCTACTGTTGCTGTTGCACTTCCATCAGAGAAGTGAAAATCTATGGAAGCATTGCTACCTTCCTTTGCATTGTAACTTATTTTGGTTAAGTTAAGACCTTCGTTTATTCCTACTTTCATACTTAAATTTTTGGGTGTCTAAGGTAAAGAAAAGTGTACAGATTTGCACACTTTTCTTAGTTAAACTTTTAAACAGTATCACCTGATACTTGACTTGTTACTTCTTCTACTGGAATAAAAACTTCTTCATGTTCTTCAGTTATAGCAGTTTCTACATTAGAAACTTCATTAGCTTTAACAATGATAACAGGGAAAAGATCAACTCCTTCACGTAGTTCATAAGAAGCAGAACCTTCTTTAGCTCCACGCTTTACTTTCTTCATTACTGGGAAAGCACCGCCTTTTAATCTAGTAGCTAAGTTCATGTCTACTCCGATTTGGAAATCCATGTAACCTTCTTCATTAGGTAAGAAACCAACTTCTGCCATTAAAGGAAGTAAAGTTTCTTTACCGTATGTAGCGGCACCTTGCTCCATTACAGAACTTTTAGGAGTACCATCTTCATTGTAAACAGTAGAAGCAAATAAATCTACTTTAGGTTCTGTCTTAGGAGTCACTGCTACTAAGATAAAACGTGGACCACCTGCAGGAATTAAACCTGCACTGTTAGCACTGTCTATGATGTCTAAACCATAGCGTACATCAGCAAAGTTAAAAGTCTGTTTAGTAACTACGTTACCTGCTGCGTCTTTAACTTCTACACCATCTTTCATAACTGGTGTGTTCTGTACTAATCTGTTAGGATACTCTAACTGTAGTTTATCTACTAATGCTTTAGAAGGATAAACTGTACCGTCTTTCCATAAACGGAATCCCATGAACGTCTCTTCTGGGTTGCGGTCTTTTTTCAAAACTACTTTCTTAGTAGTTAACTCTGGTTGTTCTGCGAAAACTAAGTTCTCGAAAAACTGGAATGCACTTGGTGTACTCATGTTGTTTTATATTTAAGTTTTAAACTTGTGGTGGTGTAGGAGTAAAGATAGTGTCCCAACTAAATGGAACTGTCTTGCCTGCTAGGTGTTTATAGCGTGAGCCCATCACGCTTTTGTCATTGGTAGCAAATGATACCATCAACTGTCCATAAGGTTCATCTTTTGATTTAGAACCTCTGTACAGATAACCAATTGCATCTACTTTAGCAGATAGAATAGCACCTAGTTTACCACTTAGTGATAAGTCTAGAATACTAACTTGGTTACCATCTTTACTATCTTTGCCGTCAAGGTATTTATCCTTTACGTGAGAGATAATAATAAGATGTCGAAAGTACTCTGATAGTTGTCCTACACGAAGTAATAATTCTTCACGTACTAAACCCCAACCAGCTCCCATAGGTAAGTCTATTACAGAATCTCCTGTAAACTTAGAACCTATAGTTGACAACTTGTACTTCTCTGTTGCTGAAATAACAGCGTACTCTTCTAGTTTGTCTATAGTGTCTATAACACCATACTTGTAAGGGTATACGTCATCCCCTGTCTTACCTGCTGCTTTACGAGCTTCCTTTTCAGTGTGTAAAGCAACTAAGGTACTCTTAATGTCTGTCATAGCACCAATGTCTAGGCGCATGACATCATACATCTCAGAACCTTTCTCTAGGTCTAAGATTAAACAGTTATCTAACTGTGATACTGCTTCTGTTTTTCCGCACTTTGGTAATCCGTAAAGGATTATATTGCGAGGGATTGTTGATGAAGCTCCCATTCGTTGTTTAGGTAATTGCATTCTTCCTCTTCTTCTTTTATAGTGAATTTCTCTTGTTCTTGTAGTAAAGCACGACTTCTAAATACCCACGTAGATTCATCTTCCATAAAACCATCTGTAGCTTTAGGTAAATCATAAGCAGCACCAACTGTAAAGTTCATAAATAAAGGAAAGATTAAGTCTTTTCTACCATGTCTATTCTTTGTAACAAATAGTAATAGTAAAAAGTCTCCTAATCCACCTTCATCTGCTCTTCTACAATTGTAACCTGCAAACGATTCTATGTCAAACTGCATAGGTTTTATCAAAGAGAATACATAGTCTGCATCTCTAAAGGGTAATCTACTGTCACCATAGTCACTACGACTAGGCGTAGGTAGTTTAGCTTTACTTCCATTTCTAATTTTTGCTTCTTCGTAGTTAGCTAAGAAGTCAGGATTAAACTGTTGTACTACCAACCAGGACATACCAAAATGATTTCTAGTAGCCATACATACGTTCTTACTAAAAGCATCTATTTCTGACTTACCTTCTCCTACAAGACCTATATGGTCTACTACTCCTATTACTAATATATCAGGGTCATTCTTTTCAAAAGATTTAAACCTTAGTTTAGACTTAGCAGTTTTTTCTGCTTCTGTCTGTGCGTAATAGTTAATAGTACCATGTTTACTAAAGAAAGATTCAAAGTTTCCATAAAGGTCTGCTTCGTTAGATTTAGAAGTTATCCAGATGATGTGGTCAAAAAGTTTGTCCACTATCTCATAGGCTTCTATCAACATACGTTCATGCTCTTCTGTAATCTTCATACCTTTAATAGTACCAGACAAGTAGTCTATTGGTAAGTTGATGCCATACTTTTTAAAGATAAAGTAAGCACACCACTTCAACTGCTTATCTACTTTAGGAATCTCAAAAGAAAAGTAGTAGACATGTAACTTCTTACCTTTAGCTATGTAATCTAGCATCACATTAATAAGGATATAGTCTGCCAAGGTAGTTTTACCTACGTTACTATCTGCACCTATTAAATAGTATCTAGAAGATGCGAAGCCATGTATTAAAGCTTCTAATCTTTTTAGACCTACACTAGCGCCTAGTTTTTTACCTTGTTTACCTTCCTCTATGTGTTGCTTTAAATCGCTAGACTTACTATGCCATCTTGAACTTTGTATATTCTCCATTTGTTTGTTGTTTGTACAATTTATCTAATGTGTTCTCTTCTTTATGTTTCTTTACTAAAGCGTAGTCTGTCTTCCATTCTCCAGAGGTCATATAGTTACCTATTGCCTTCTTCATTGTCACACTACTTTTATAGTAAAGAGTTACAGCTAAAGTTAAGAGTTCTGGTTCGTATCCTTCTTTCAAAGCTTTCTCAAAAGCCTTTAACCCATCTTGACTAAACTTATTCATAGCATAAGTACCACTACTAGTATAGCCTTTCTCTGGGACTTTACAATGCTGAATAAAACGTAAGTAAACAGATTCTGTACTATTCACTTCTGCTAATGCAGGCTCTTTCACTTTTCCAGTAACAGTCAGTCCTTTATCTACGTTTGTAATCTTCTTGTAAAACTCATTAGTGAATAGAAATTTTCCTTTGTGGTTTTTGACATAGCTGTTTTCCACAAGAAACAATAACACTTCTTCTAGTTGCATATAGTTTTCTCCTTTTTTCTAATTTAAACGTCTTCCACTTTAACGTAGTGGGAATGTTTCTCATCGGGTTATTCATCATAGGGTATCTTAGCCAGAGTACGTTCTGTTATACGTTTAGAATCAAAACCTGCTATAGCCTTTTTATACCATTCTTCGTCACAAGTATTTAGGGCTACTAAGATAACTATTCTTGCTTTAAAATCCAACTGATCGTAACGAATTCTGACACATCGGCCTATACGTTGTACAAGATTACGGTCTACACTGTCAACTTGAACTATTAAGTTCTGGTCAGGCTTATGTAGATTTGCACCTTCGTTTAGACAGCGTACAGAAGCAATAGTATCAATCTCTGCACGTTGAAACTTGTCCAAAGATTCACTAGTACTATCAGAATGATACACGTGGTCACATAAAAGGTTTGCCTGCTCTACACTACCTGCAAAGATAAGTGTACGTTTACCAGGTTCTTTCTGTAATCTTTCTAGGAAATGCTTAGCCATGACTAACTTAGAAGGTAAGTTGTAGATGAATTGAGTACGTGCTGACATAGCACTAAACTTCATAAACTCAAACTTCTTATCTTTAGCTTTCATCATAGCAAACTGCAACTTCTTTGTAAGAAACTTATACTTCTCTACTTCTGTCTGATAGAAAGGAGCTTTAGCATTTCCTGCTAGGATAGTCTTCTTTACTCCTTCTAAGAAATACTTTACTACGTAGATTTCAAAGTCTGCTATTAGTCCTAAATCTACAGCTTCATCAGTAGTTACTCTATGACTAGTAGGAAGCAATTCTTCACTAAGAAGAACTCTTTCTCTATCTTCATCAGAATAGTTTCTGTTGTAACGTGTAGCAGTTAGGCCTAATAACTTTTGAAATGGGTCATTAGTAAGTCTTTTAAGATTATGAGCTGTAAGCTTATGCATCTCGTCGAATACTATCATGCCGTACTTACTAAAGTCTGCCTTAGCTGCTACCGCGTAGCAAACTATCTTAATACTACGTGGGATGTAATTCCACTTCTTAAACTCTTCAGGCCAGTCTTCGTCTCTCATCTTTTCAGTAGGAGTTAATAATAAAATAGGAAGAGTGTTTGTAGTTTCATAAAGTTTCATGCAGTCTATAGCTGCTTTACTCTTGCCGACACCTGTTGCCCATTCTAAACATGAACGATACCCATAGTCTACCCAACTCTGTACTCCTTCTGCTTGCACTCTAATCTTATTAGCTAGTGCTTCTTCTCTAGTAACCATTGTGTTGAGTATATACGTTTAGTAAAGTACGAATCTCTCCTACTTGGTCAGAAAAGTCTAATGTATTTAGTTTACATGTAAAATCAAGTATATAAAGGTCATCTTCTTTTTTGTATACTTCTTTATCTACACAGTTTCCAGTAACTACATTAGCTTGTAAGTAGCCAGCTGTAAATGCTTTCTGAATAGCTTTATTCAGTAGGTCTCTAACTAAAGTACCTTTCTTTGTCTCTTCGATACTGTCTAATAACTCTATTAGCTCAGTGTCTTTGTTCATTAACTCTATCATATTTTAAAAATTAAGTTGTTTTTAGCACGTGTCACAGCTACGTAACGTATTCTGTTTCTCTCTGTAATATTCTTGTTGTTACAGATGTCTGAATGCATCACAATAGCATGCTCATAACTACTACCTTGTGCTAAATGTGTAGTAGTCGCATAGTTGTATTTCACCCACGCAAAAGAACCTTCCCAGTTGTAGTAATTTCTCCAGTCTCTACCACTTCTAGACTTAATAGCCTGAGTTTTTAACTTAGTAAAAATACTATTGTACTTAGCACTATCGTCTGGATGAAGAATGTAGACATTATGAATTATCTCATCCCACTCGTTGATCATCGTAGCGTTAAAACACTTAATAATAGCGATATGCTCTTTTCCATTTAAGTAGTAAGCCATAGTTCTATCAAAGACTGTAATGTCTTCAACAATAACTTCGTCTGAATTCTTAAACAAGATAACTTCTCCTACTACATAAGGCTTACGAAACACCATCTTTTCTTCTGGCATAATAGGTGAGACAGGAAACTTTAGAACTAAGTCTCTAATGATACCGTTCATCTTACTTGTACAATCATTAGTCCACGTTAAAACTTTACAGAAATCTGCATTTCTTTCATAAGCTGGATCTAAATAGTAAGTCTTAAAGACTTCTTTAAGTGATGCTTCATCACGTAGAATCTGAAAGTCTTCTTCTGAAGGGAATACAGAAGTGGAATCTATGTTTTCTCTAATGTCTGTAGCAAGTCTTAAGATAGGATTATCTTTAGCTTGTCTCATGATTTGAGTAAGTTCTAGATTCAACACTTTATACGCATCAGTAGGAAGAAATACAAAAGTCTGTGGCTCTCCTACTGGTGGAATTTGTAAACTGTCTCCACTAAAGATTAAGCGTAAACGTGGTCTCGTAAGTTTGTAGTCCATTAGTAATTTAAACAACTTAGTATCAAGCATAGAAGCTTCATCTACTAATAACAAAGAGTAGTTGTTTAGCTTAGGAGGTTTGTTACCTTCTGGAGCATAAGTCACTTCGCCTGTTACGTTGTTGATTACTTGCTTTAAACCTAAGAAACTATGAATAGTTCCATAGTCTGCTACTTGATCCTTGTCATTTCTAGCTAAAACTTTTACAGCTTTATGCGTAGGAGCTGAACATGCTAGCTTCCTATCTAACTGAGCTATTACTGAATTAAGTGTATAAGACTTTCCTGTTCCTGCAAAACCTGATAGTACTACGTAATCATAATTTTCGTAGTTATCTGTGAGGTATTCCAGTAGGGACTCTGCTACTGGACGTTGGCTTTCTGTAAGGTTTTGTAGATGGTCTATACTCTCTTGGGGCGGTCCGAATAGCTGTTTTGTTCTCATTTTTAGTTGTGGTCCCTCTCTCAGGGGTTTGAAGTGTGAAGTTAATTGAGTTGTTTACTACGCTGACTAAAGGTATTCCTCCGTCTGTTGTGTCTGCTAGTATCTCTTCGCGTAGAAATTTAAAGAGTACTCTGTACTTGTTTACGTCTACAGGCTTAAATCGCTGTCCTCTGTATAGGGTTTCAAAAGTATCCACTATAGCTTCTGAGAAATCAGCAACTTTACTTGTATGACTGCACATTAAGTTTATAACACTGCTAGCATTAAGGTATTCATCAGACTCTAAAACTCTAGTAATCTGTGCTAGTTTCCCTTTAGGAATAATGGCAAGTATTGCCTTTTCCTGTTCTAAGATACCCTTGTATAAAGCAGTAAGCATCAGTTTAGCTTCATCGGTAACCATTTTACTGTTACCTAGAGCATAAAGTTGTGAGGCATGTGCTCTGCCCACAAATAATGCTTGCATTACTTCGTGTAATGCATCTTCTTTTCCTGTGTAGGAAGCAGCAGAAAACTCTTCTTCTTTGAATAGTTTCTGCTTTGGTTGTTTATCATCGTACATACTTGTAAAGGAGGTTTATTTAGGCGCCTCAATGCCTGTTGTTATTTTGTCCAATTACTTGATCGTTGGGTGTCAGCCTTTACTAATCCAGAAGATACTATCTCAAGACCAGCTTCAACCATTAGTCTGTCTAACTCTTTCATCACAAACTCTGTGTCTATTAAAGTAGGATTACATACTACGGTTAACTGGTCATGGACATTAGCTACTAGTCTTATACTGTCTTGTAAGTTGTTGTCTTGAATATACTCGTAAACTTTTGCCACTGCTAACTTTAACATATTACCTGCAGTACCTTGAATCGGCATATTCATAGAAGCTCTCTCTATCTCACCTAAGACTTTGCTATACTTACGTTCAGACAAATGGTCTTCAATGTCTTTTACGTAGTAGTGATGTTCAGAAAACCATCTTACTCTACTGTAAGGTTGCATAGTTCTAATGTAACCATTTCTAACACCGAATACACCAAAGCGTTGTAAAGCTACTTTGATCTGAGGGAATGCTATAAAGTAGTCATCTATTATCTTCTGCGCTTCTTGTACAGATATTTCTAATGTAGCTGATAGTTTATATTTAGACATTCCGTAGGCAAGTCCGAAGTTAACTGTCTTAGTAAAGGTTCTAAACTTCTTATGACCTTTACACTTACACTTCTGTTGACTCTTTACAAACTCACATCCTTCTTCCGTAACAGCTACCCATTGTGACTTAAACACTTTAGCAGCAACTACAGAATGTAAATCTAAGTTCTCTTTAATAGCTTTAAACCACACATCATCTTTAGCTATATGAGCTATGATGCAAAGTTCTTGTTGACTGTAGTCTGAATCTACAAACTCCCATCCAGGAAGATACTCAAAAGCATTTCTGTAAAGAGTACCTACAGACTCCTTTGCAGGAATATTTTGCATATTAGGATTTCTACTACTTGTACGGCCAGTACTTACCACTTGATTGTACTCACTTCTTACCATTCCATCATCTTCTACGTGTTTGTCTATGAAAGACTGACCATACGTAGTAGTTAACTTCAATGTGTCTACATACTCTTTGTGATACTTAAAGATAGGATGATGCTGATTAGCTACAGACTCTTGTGCTAAAGACTTTAGTCTTGGCGCCACTGCTTGTAGTAAAGGTAAAACTTGAGTAGTACTATTCCAGTTAAGGTCTAATTGACCTGCAGGTAATAAGTATCCTTTTTCTATTAGCCAGTCTCTATGTTCTTTAACTAAGATACTAGAGATTGGTTCTTTATTACCTTTCTCGTAATGGATTAGCGGTATCAAGTAAGGACTAGCAGGATTATCAGACATATACTTCTTTAGTATTAACTTAGTACTACCTGCTAAGTCTGGCATTAGTTTTTGTAGTAACTCTTTTGCTTGTGTACTACTATTCCAATTCCATAGAAGTTTATCTTCTTTACTAAGATAGCCTAACTGCATAGCTTGTGTACGTAGAAGTATATCCTTGTGGACTTGCGCATCTAACTGTACTTTAGCTTCTGCTATAATAGGAAGAGCTGAGTTAATATTAGTAGTCCACTTATCTGTGTTTAACTTCATACCGTAAAAAGTCATGTCTGCTAGACCAAGTAAACTTCTCATTTCTACATCTACTACAGACTCTAGTTTCCACTGTTCTATTATCTTGTCTTGCGACTCTTTAATAGGTGTAAGATTAGTGACATCTTCTGCTGCGTACTCAATATGCTCTTTAGTTAAGACACAACCAGGAAAGAATGCTTTTTGCATTTCTTTACTAACTGTAATTCCTAGTCTAGCTAAGGTTAAGTCTTGTAAAGAATAGTTGCCATTAGCTTCTCCGCCATTACAAACTTGCTCTGCTATCATTGTACAGTACAGGTTTCTGATGATAACATCGTGAAATCTAAACGTAATGTACTCAAACTTAGCATTGTGTGCAAGCTTCCTAACTGTCTTGTCTTCTAGTATAGACTTAATCGTAGTCCATAAACTATCAGTCATAGCTGCCATGTCGATTACTACTTGTGTGTCAAAGTAGCCAAACTGTATAGTAGCTATCTTTCTTCTACACCATTGATTATCTACGTTAGTTTCTATATCCACTTCTAAGTCTATGGACTCTCTCTTAGCTTCTTCTAGCCAAGCTTTAAACTCTGGTTCAGTCATGTACTCAAACGGTACACTTTGGTTTGTTATTACTTTAATCATCGTATCTGTAGTCTATAAATTTTGGTTCGTTACTAAGTTCACATTTTACGTAGACATAGAAACCAAAATCATCTATGTACGGTTCTCCTTCTATAACAAGTCTTTGTGCATCTATTTGTTCTAAGACAACAGGACTGTTCACTTCTATAAAAGGCTCATGTGCAACTTCTACGCGTAATCCTTCAAACTTACTAATGTACTCTCGTATTAAACTTCTGGAGTAATACTTGTGGTCGAGTACAATAGTAAGTGTTGGGGATAATCCATCAACTACGTAAGGGTTAGTAAACGTAGCTGAAGGAATTGAGGCGTTAATAGTTATGCAATGCTGATAAGCTGACATAATTATTTGTAGAGGATATAGCTGTCTAAGCTTTAAGTAAGTTAAAATGTAAAAGCATCTTTTTGACTTCTTTTACTAAGTCGTCTATCGTGCCTGTGTTGTTTATCACGTAATCAAATACATGATTGTCTAAGGCTGTCTCTGATGCATGCTGAGTCTGATAAAGTTTAACACAACTTATCTTGTGATAACCTAATCCATTACAGTACTGACATGGCTTTTCTACTCTTATGCAGATGCCCTGTTTTCCTATAACAGCATCATACTCGTTAGGAAAACGCATGTCTGTAATAATCCAGTTTAAATGACTTTCATAATCTGCAAACAAAGCATTTACCCACGTGTTCTCATGTAACCCATTACGCATTGCTTCTGTACCTAGCTTCTGTAAGAACTCTCTGTAATTCATCAAGTCTGTGCTGTAACCATCTTGGTTATTCTCATCAGCTTCCATGACTTGCTTAGTAACTTCCCAGACTCTAGGCATTTCTTGCTTCTTAAAACTTTGGTCTTCCCATTTCTTTATAGGAACTCCTGTAAGAAGAGTAGCTATTTGCTTAAGCTTTCCTGCAAACTTCTTGATCTCCCAGTCTCCTGGATTGTACCAATGGTCCATAAGTAGATAGGAACTGTATGACCCTGCTTTGTGATTACTTCTGTAGTTAAGCCAGTACTTTATAATACTACCAACAGTATCTTTTCCCGACGAGATTTTTCCGTTAATCCCTATCATCTTCTGGTAGTTTTACACGTGAAATAATAGAGAACTTGCCTCTTTCTTTGAGTTCAAAAGTTCTAGCTTTACTTGTCTCTAAAGCTTGAAAGAGTCTGACTTCTTGGTCAGTGACTTCTGCTGGAGTATTCCAGGCTTGTGTGTAAGGAGTAACTCCTACAGGGTAATGTCCGTTCCAACAGTATGTATCATACGTGGCTACGTTTTGAAAGATAACTAACATCTTTAAATGTGTTTCTGTTTTGTACTAAGTGAAGATGCATACGAAAGCAAGAAGATCTAATCTCATCATTAGAGAAAGTTTCCCAGCTGTCGATTAGCAAATCCAACTCAGGTGTGTAAATAATTTTTTTAAACTTTGTGCTTAGTATCTCCATTACTCTTTGTAAGAGTTGGTTACTATAGTTTGGTAAGTCCATGTAAAAGACATCATTTCTATTTAGTACATAAAGTAAGTCGTTATAAGACATATCTTCTGCACGTGGTTTAATAGCTAAGCTTTCAAGAGTTTTGTGAAACCCTGATAAAAGATCTAGCTTTTCATAGCTTGATGCTTCTGGACGGTACTTAACGTCTAATACTATTCCTGTCATTAGTTGGTTGTTTAGGGGTTAAAAAATATAGCGTATTTTGTTCCATGGGATTATAGAGTCGTGAAGATTAGTAAAACTGTAGATTGCTTTTTGCTTAAATCCTACTTCGTACCGAATATTCTCTCCTCCATACTGACTTGTTTTAGATTCTTGAAAATTTGGTACCCATAGTAAAGACTCTGCTTCTGCATTGACTTTAAGATTAGCCTCATGCTTCTTAACATTATGCGTAAGAAAAATACACTCTGCTAAGACTTTATCTTTATCTTCTACAATATCGTTTATCTCTGTAAATAAAGCAGTATAGTTTGTCAACCAATTCTTATGGATGATAATAGGACTAAAGTTAATGTGGACATCCCATCCTGCTTTAGTAAACTCATTAATAGCTTTAATCCTATCTGTAATAAGTGAAGTATTAGGCTCAACTACGCTACTGATTACCTGTGGCATTAAGCTAAACCTAATCCTAGCTTGTTGTTTAGGGTTGTACTCAAGTAGTTTATTGTTTACGTACTTTGTTGCAAATGTCGGGAAGATGTCGTAACTAATCAGCTTACTAAATATCTTAGGATAATCGTGATACTTCCACTGAAGAGCTACATCATGGTTACAACCAACATCATAAGTCCATTTGGTAGGATGAGTTTGATTAGCAACTTTAGATGGTAGCTTTTTATGATGTCTTATTACAGAGTTCACAATACCGTGTTCATTAGTAGCAATATCTACTCCAGACTCTTTGTATCGTTTAAGGTAACAGTACGTGCATTGAGCTAAACAGCCAAAGTCAAATGAAGGAGTAATAAAGTCACTGCTTCTACCTGATGGTCTAATTATCATTGACTTACGTTCTGTCCTTGTTATTAAAGGAGTTGTGTTCATAATAGTATCTTTTATAGTCAAGATAAAACTTTAATAAGTGAAAAAAAGCCTATGACCAAGAATAATCTCAGCCATAGGCTAGGTAGTTGTGTGATGAATTACGCCAAGACTTTACTTGGATTTCTCAACCTTGTCACAGGAATTATAGAGAGTGCTACGCTTTACTGCGTTATTGCATTACGTACAACTAATTAAGCTAACCCAACTATTTTTCCTTTCGGAACAGGTTGAATAAGCCTAGGTACGTAGTAAGTGATAGATTGAATGTTAGTGTACTCTATATGAGTAAACACATCAACTACTTCTGTCATTCCCTTATCATCTACAGGAATAGTTTGATCATCTAATACCACTTCTAAGTAGGTATCTTCATAGTTTGTTGTAGCTTCTTTGTCTGTATTAAATCTGATTTGCCCTTCAGATGTAAACAGAGTTATGAACGCTTTCTTTTTAAAAGCCTTTTCTATGATGGCTTGTACTGCTTGTTTTTCCATAGCCGTTAAGAGAGGACTCGAACCCCTATTTTCTAGCATCACACTAGACGTACTACATTGTACTACTAAACGTCGAAGAGAAGGAAACCCCTAACCTTCTCTTACTTTTACACATGTCCGAAGACAATATCGTGTAAAGTTATTATCTTTGTGGGATGGAAAAGACTCGTTTAAAAATCTCAACCGATTATACACCACAAACAGTGTATACAGAATTGCATAAAGTACTTCTTACATCTAAGTTATCTCACTACGTAACTAAGTCTTTTGCTGCGCATGAAGCCTTTGGTAAAACTTATGATGCTATTGAGGATTTAGTAGATACTATCACTGAAAAGTTAATAGGCTACTCAGAAGTAGATCCTGCTAATCTTAGCATAGGGACAGTATCTCCTATGGAACCACGTAGCTTAGCTATTAGCATTATGGGCATAGCCGAAAGACTAGAAGACTTTGCTGAAGTTAAAGAATACTGTGACATAGAGAACTTAGCTCAAGAGTTAAGTGGCGTAGGTGCTCAACTTAAATACATGAGTAGGTTTAAATAACTACTCTTCAAAGTTTAAGATTACTACTATACCAGTCCCACTTCTTTTTACTAGTAAGTCTGTGTACATTCCTTCTATCATAGAAAGTTTGTCTAAGTCGTCTAAGCATAGACTATTTACGTTCCATCTAATTGTGAAGTCTCCTTCTCTGAAGACTTGTTCAGGGTATAGCTCCTGTAGCTTTTTTAGTGTTTTCTGTTTCATCTTATTGATATGTTTTTATGGTACTTTAATTTATCATCAATAATCTTTAGGGTGTCTTTAATCAACTCATCAATAAGCCATTGATAAGTTTCTGAATCCAGATGAAACCAACCATACTCTTTTTCAAGTATATTTTTGATGTTATCTAATGTTAGTTTCATAAGTTTTCTATTTCTTGTTTGACTTCTTGCCAATAAATATTAGATTCAACTAATTGCCATCCATCGCCTTTATCTAATATTTTAGTTTTAGCTTTTATTATCTCATCTACTGCTATAATTG